TAGGTTTTCTTATAAACCTTTCTGCAATAGCTGCATCTGCAAGAATATTAATGATATTACTTCTTACAAAGAGATATTGTTTTATTTCATGGTCTATTTTTGATGACACTTTTTAAGATCCATGGATACATTAATTGACTTGGTTTTATTTTTTTTAGTTCTTCTGTTGGCAAATCTTCTAACTTGTCCTGGAGCTCATACTGGTCCAATGTTGGATAAATATAATTTCTAACTATATTTTGTGATGCTTCCTGGATCTGTTTAAAATGACCATTTAAAGTTCTAAAACCTTGATTTGAATATTTTTTAAATCCTAAATTTTCTATAAATTTTTTATGGCTTGGCATATCAAAAGAAATAAACTTCTCTTGCTTCATACTTATTAATGGCAAATCGTTGACTTTAATTTGACTTAACTTAATTAGCAGCTCTTCAACTTCTTTTTTAGTTAATTGGAATAAACCAGCTATATCTACAATTCTTATATAGGCAGATCTTTTTTGAACATTATAGTTTGAACAACAATAATGATAAATTCTAAACTCTTTATCAGTCAATGCTGCATTAATAATATTAGGATCTGTTAAGTAAAATTTCGACATAATCATCTTTCCTTATAAAGTTTTTATTGTGATCGTTTTCTTCTGTAACTCTTGTAAGTAAGTAGTCTGCTGATTGGCAAACTGGAATGTGCTCCTGGACCTTCATTTCTAAATACTGTAACCATTCATCTAAACTTATGTGATGTAGCTCTGCTTTAGTTGGTGCTATTCTTCGTACTGACAGCCTCTCTAATGGACCATTATCTGCTCTGCCTTCTGTTGTGTAATACAATTCAAAAAAAGGTATTTGTAGAGCTGTTGCAATTTCCAGGTAAATCCTCTTTGTATAAAAAGGCTTTGTTTTATACTGGTCATTGGCATTAAAGATTAAATCGGCAATAAATAAGGCTTTTCCGCATGCTGGACATTGGCTTATTTTATCAATATCTGAATAAGCTATGCCGTTATGCTGATTTCTATGCCATATTGAGTAAGGTGTCTTTAAAACTCCTGGATATTGCTCATTTCTAGCCATAAAACCTCAATAATTTACCCAGATAAGTTGTCAACTAAATTTATGCAATTTGGATAAACTCCTTTACTTTTTTAGGTTGTATAACTATATAAGTTACTAATATGAATAGATTTAGATCTACAAAAGTTGAAGAAAAACAAATCGGAGATTGGAACACTGTTTCAGAATTAGAAGATTACGCAATCGTAAGAACTCCACCAAAAGGTTTATTAGGAACTCCAATGGCAGATGTTTTATTTATTTATAAAGCAAGGCCTGGAGCATCAAAAGATAAAAGAAAACAACTTCATTTATATGGAGAGGAAGATGCTGTTTTTAAAAGAGCAATAGAAATTATTGATAGAAAAAAGAATGAACAAAAAAGAGCTCAGATGCACAATGAGTTTGTTGAAAAATTTAGAAGTTCAAAATTTTTAAATTTAAATAACATTGCTACACCTCCAGGAACATTACTTGGAAGAAAAATTCAAAGCACTGGTTTAACTGCCAGAGGTTTTGCTGAAAAATCTGGAATTAAAGCACCATCTTTATATCATCATGTTAGTGGTGGTAGAGAAATATCAAGAGAATTAGCAATAGAGTATGCTGATAAATTACAATGTGATCCAGTTGATTTAATGTTTGAAAAAAAATCAATTCCAATCTGGAGTAAATGTGATTTATTAAAAAGTACAGAACTTGAAGAAGATTATTCACCAGGAAGATTGTTTAGTTATAAAGCTAATGAAAAAGATTTAGAAGTTGTAGTTGTTCCAAGAGATATTTTTAGACCAGATATTAAAGCAATTAAAGTTGTTGCAAGAGGTTCTATGTATCATAACAAAGTTGCTTTTTATTACAGAGCAGAAAACAAAGAACAAAATTATTTAAATCAATTATGTGTAGTTGGTGTTGAAGTTCCAGTTGGTCCACCAGAATTTTCTAATGATACAGAAACACATTTTTATTTTGGAACTTATGAAGAGATCAGAGGTAAAAGTAATTTAATAAACCCAGATCCTTATGTTGAAAATCAAAACAAATTTATTTTACAAGATTTTAAACCTACATTCATTGCACCAATAATTGTTTTATTAAATCCAGAAGCTGTTGTTGATAGAACACATTTAAAAGGTGCATTACCAGATGAGAAATTAGTAAGAAAAGAAGAGCAGCTATCAATGGAAATAGAAAGATTAAAAAAAGAATTAGAACTAGAACAAAATTATAAAAAAGAAGCTATGGAATATGCTGAACATCATGCAAAAGTTTCTAAAGAACAAAAAATAAAAATTGCTGAACTTGCAAAACAACAAGAAGAGCAAATCCAAAGAGTAATGGATCAAGTCAACAAAGTAACTCAACAAATTAATGAGCAATCAAGACAAGAATTGTATTTACAAAAAGATAGAGAAAAATTAATAAGAAAATTTCCATTTAGAAAAATAGTTGGTGGTAAAAATTAATGTTTGATAATTGGATAAAACAAAAACAAACAGCTACTGATAAAGATATTGAAAATGATTTTCAAATACCAAGAAACACATTAAAAAAATGGAGAATAAATAATCAAGGACCAAAAGTTTATTTTAGATTAAATGATAAAATTTTATATCCAAGAGTAGAATTTGTTGAATGGTTCATGCAACATATTAAGAACAAAAAAGCTACTGTCGTTCCAATCGGATCTAATCGTACCAAAGAGAATATATCCGAAAAGTAAGTTTATCCATATCGCATAAACAGATTTACATATTATGCTAAGGTCTTATATGTCCTTGCATGATTATAAAATCAACAGAACAAAAAACTACTGATCCTTTAGAGGCAGCTTTACAAAACACTCTTCCTCTCTTCGCACAAAAAACAAACATCAATCATTTCTCACCAACACAATTTGTAATTCCAGATGCAGCTTGGTTATTCAAGTATGTATTTATGGATCAAAAGATGAGAAGAGAATTACTTCCATCTAATGCAGCTATGGAAGCTGGCAAAATAGTTGGAGAAGTTCTTCAAAGAATTTATGCAGATACAATTTATAAATTACATCCAGTAAAGAAAAAAGTTGCACCTACAACTAATGAAAAAATTACAAAAGATGCAGCACTCCAGGAGGAGATAGAAAAATTAAAAGAGTATGTTCCTAATGATGAAAAGGATAGCGATAAAAAACAAAAATATTTAGAAGAAATTCCAGAAGTAATTAATCAAGCATTATCTGGATTAAAAGAACTAGCGGTAGCAAGTCCTGTAACTTGCGAAAGACAAATATCAATCGATAGACTGGAAGGATTTTCTGCTCCATTGTTACCTACAGTAGGTCGTATTGATTTTGACTATGGTAGTAACCTCCTTAGTATCAATGATCATGAGTTCGGTACACCTCTCCCAGAGACTAATCCGACATCGCAAGATGCCTTTCCTCATAAGATTATTGAACTGAAGACTAAATGGTCAAGACTTGGTAAAGTTAAAAAGGATGGCAGCAGATCTTTTCTTGTTTCATCTGTTCCAGCTACCGCTAGCTTCAATCATTGTGTCCAGGTGGCAACTTATGCTGCACATTTTCAATTTAAAGTTCCAGCATATTTACTTTACGCAACAAAAGATGGTTATGTAATTTTTGATAGCACTAACTGTCCACATCTAACAGTAGATGGAATGAAAAAGAATTTACAAATAATGTTTAACACCTTCAGAAGGAGAGAAAGAATTTTAGCAATGTTTGAACATTTAACAAAAGATGAAATCATAGAAGAAGCAGCTGGAATGATGGACATGAACCTAGATCATCCATTTGCATGGAATGGAATGCCAGCAGAATTACTTAAAGAAGCTAAATTATTATGGAAGTTATCATGAACTTAAAAGATTTTTACATCCAAAGAAAATTGGACCAACGCAACAATCAAATTAAAAGAAGAATTTTATCAGCTCTTTTAATTTTAACCATAGGAGGAATAACTATATGGCTGATATAAAAGATAAGCTAGTCCTGGCTGTAAATGAATTTAAAAAATCATTAGATGGACAAACAATACCTATTCATGGCAAAAATTATGCTACAGTTTCATTAAGAGTAGGTGTTGCAAGAAGAGTTCTTGGAACTGCATTAGACATTGTAACTAAAATTGTAAGCATTGATGCAAATACTGTAGTCATGCAAGCAGATGTCTATATTGATGGTCAACATGTATCTACAGGCCATGCTGAAGAAAAAAGAACAGCATCAAGAATAAATCAAACTTCCGCTTTAGAAAATTGCGAAACCTCTGCTACTGGTAGAGCTCTTGCATTCTTAGGCTTTATTTCAGATGGAATTGCATCTGCTGAAGAAGTTTCAGCTGCAATAGTGCAGCAAGACAAAAAGATCCAAACAGCTTTAAAAGAATTAGAGGCTGTGTCTCACAAAGGATCTTATCAAGAGTGGTTAACCAAAAATAAATCGATGTTAGGAGAATTGAAACTTAAAAATCCGATTGCCTACACAACGTTTATGGAGGATTTCAAATCACTAAAAACTAATCTGCAAACCAAAGGAGTTTTATAATGTCAGATCAAGTTAATACAGAAGCTAAAAAAGACAGACCAGA